CTTTGCCAGGAGAGACAATCCAGGCAGTCAGTCGATCTTCAGCAAGAAGCCGAAGTATTCGTCGATGATCTTTTCGTCCGTGTTCTGACGGTGACGAACGACCGTAGAACGCGTCTGCTTCTCTTCGTAGCTCTCGGCCACGATGTTCGTGGGGCTGTCCTCTGTCCAGAGGAATGTTCTGCCGACCGCAGGAAGCGCGATCGGGCTGTTGACCGCCGGCACAAACGCGACCATGGCGTAGGAACTCGACCAGATCGGCGTGCCGCTGAAGGCCGTTGCGCCCTCGGGCTTGCTGTTATACACGCCCTTGCCGACAAAGATCTTTTCCAGGCCAAAGATTAGCGCCAGATTATCCAGCATCACCTGCATGGTGGCTACCTGCGCCCCCTGGACGCGCGTAAGGATCTGCGTGTTCGTCAGGAGCATAGACAGTACCGTGTTGTTCAGGATCAGCGCGTTCGCTTCCATGCCTGTATTTGCGAATACGGCGTTTTTGGCAGTCTCAATATTCGCAATGATGGTGGCAGCGGCATCGCTCCACACCGTTGTCACGTCCAGGTACAGATCCGCGCCCGTCCACACCGCTGCATCAAACACAAGACCAGCAATATCGATCTCTTGTTCCCGCAGCGTGGTGAAGAGCGTCTTCCGTGCTTGCGCGACTTCGGCATCGAAGTCGTTCTTGTACCTCGCCTTGTCCTTCTGATCAACCTGCGCCTCAAGGCCGCGCTCTTCGCACGAATATGACACATCCTTAGTCTTCAGGTCGATCCGGTTGTACGCACCCTTGGCGGCGCGCTTGGTGTCTGCACGCTCGGTCAAGGACTCCCGCGTGATCGCAGAGTAATTCCCCGATTCTACGGGCACTTCGGTCAAGGGCAAAACCTGTGTTCCGATGAAGTTGGAAAGGCTGTTGATGTATTCCATCAACGCTTCACCGAGGTCTGCCCTTGGGGTGCCATAATCAGCTTGGTCAATGGCCATGTTGTTTCCTTTGCTTCACTTCATTGATCCCCAAAAGGTCAATCAGCTACATGCTGACTAAGACCAGGTTTCTCCCTTGTCCATGTCCAAGATCGCTTCAATCACATCACCGTCTGCAAGCGCTGCTTCCAACGCGATACCGATGATGCTGCCGCTGACGGCATCGGAAACCTTGCCGTCGTCTGCGCCGTAGATGTCGGCACCCTCGGAGATGGCTTTACTTGCCACAACCTTCTGGGTTCCTGGATGCTTATGATCCTTCACAGCCACCTGCTTGGTGATTGCCACGCCAGCCTGACTGACGCCGATGAAGTAATCGCCTTCGTCAGCGTATTCGACCAGCACGCCGCTGCCAGACGACAGCTTTACACGGCGCCATACGGCAAGCGCTTCGGCGCTTGTGAAGGTTTTCGGGCTTTCGCATTGCTGTGCCATGGTTCAGACTCCCGTTTTCCTTCGTCTTGGTGTCAGCTACTTCCCGGCTTCATTCTTGTTCTTCTGATAAAGTTCGGGTTGCTCTGACGCCACAATTGACATGGCCTCGGTGATGCCGATCTTTTTCGCTGCCGACAGTTCCCGCGCCACCTGCATGAAGTCCGTTTCCTCTTCCTTGTCAGGTGCCGTGGCAAAGGACGCGGGCGCGCCCCCAGTCTCACCGATCTGCTTCAGCTTCTCACGCATCTCGGCATTCTCTGTCTTCAGCTTTTCGACATACAGGCCCCGTGCCTGCTCGAGGGACAAGCCCTTGGCAAACCACACGCCGCCCTGGTCGCCGAATTCTTTCAGGAACGCATCACCAGTCCCCGGAACGCTCTGCGCAGCATCCGGCTTCTGTGTGTCCCCGCCATCGTCGGCACCCGCATCGACAGCCGGTACTTCGTCTGTCGCATTGGGGTCAGGCTTCTTGTCCTCTTCAGGCTCTTCCGTGGCATCCGCCTCGGGTTCAGGTGGCGTATCGCCCTGGCCATCAGGCTGGGCATCTTCCGCCTGCTCTTCCAAAGACTCCACGGCATCCGCCGCGCCTGTCTCTGTAGTTTCAGTTCCACTCATGGGTGATTCCCTTCTTTTCAAGACCGCTCCATACCTTTGCATGAAGCCCTCTACCATAGACGGGACCGCATTTGGCTTATTGGCCAGCATCTCAAACACTTCAGGATGCGTGTCCAGGAATTCCGATACCTGGCCGGCGATTGTCGCCGCATCAAAGGCACTGAAAAGACCGTCGGGGTTTGCAGCAGGATCATCCACAACATCTGTCTGGCGCAATTCCTTGCACTCGACAAAAATCTTCTCTTCCTTCTTCAGCTTGCGGTCCCCGACCATGGCGCGCGTGGAGAATGGGCCATCCGCTTCATATCGGATGTAGGCTTTCTTGCCCTTTTCCGTCACGTACCGTTCACCAGGCTTGAAGACAATGGACGCGCCGAATGCCTTGGCGTCATCATCGGCAAGCTCTAAAGTGTAATCGTACAGGTTTCCTTGTGGCGACTTCTTGGCGGCAGATGACAGAAAGAGGTCAGCGCGCGCAATAGACTTTCCGCCTGCGCTGTCCTTTGTGAAGTGTTTGAAACGTCCAAGGAATGATCCCATGGCTGTGCTGGACATGCTTGGATGTCCGAATCTGGCCTTGACTCCTGTTTTGCCATTGCTGCTCCCGTTCCCCTGCTTCACCACTTCGTCCACAAAGCTTTCATCCAGCCACACGCCATGTCCCTTGGCTTCGCCCTCTGTGACAATAGCCACATCGCGAATGGCACCGGCTTCCACATCCACCTTACCGCCTGTGGCGAAATTGAAATTGGAAATCATCAGCGCCGGCATTTCAAGTGTGGGTGCCGTGGCAGTCATTCTTTCCCCTTCTGCTTGTCTTCATCTTGGCCAAGAATGGCCTGGAGGACAAGGCCATCACTCATGCCAGCCGCTTGGCCTTCGTCTTCAGTAAGGTTCTTCGATTCCAGATATTCCTTTTCCTCCGCCAGCTGATCGGCGGTTTCAAAGAAGTCCAGGCCCGCTTCCTTCGCAATCTGCTGCCGCGATCGCTGGCCGGTTTCGATTGCCTTGGCATTGGCCATCACTTCCTTCAGCGGATCAATCCAGGGCAAGCCCTTTGGCACCCAATTCCACTTCGCCTGGCGTGTGGTCTTGCCACGCGGCATCTGGATCAGGCCCCGGGCAAGCCACGTCTGCAGTTTCCACAGCGTGATCCAGTCAAGCATGCTGATGTTATCCTGGCGCTTGATGGCCGCGCTTTGATTGTAGCTCAAGAGCGCTGACCGGTTACCGCTGTAGTTGGTGAACGATTCATTATAGAAGCTATAGGGAATGTCCAGGGCCTTCAGGCTGGCCGCGATCATCTCCTGTGCGTACTGCTGGAAGGCAGGGGATGGGGAATTCTCGCCAAGGAATTCAGCCTTGTCCCCGTCGTCAAGGTCAAGATGGAAGGGCCCCTGGCCGAAGTCCACCTTGTATCGTGGACCGTCGTCGTCATTATCTTCACTCTCCGTGATGTCGCCGATAGGTTCTGACGCATCGCGATACGTGACAAGCCCGAACAGCTGCGCAACCTTGGCCTTGGCCAGGGCATATCCGAGTCCTTCATACAGGTCCTGGAACGTATCGATGGCCCCAGCCAGTCGGCTGATGCCACGCACCTGATCGTATCGGTCAAAGTATCCATTATGGTAGACGTCGCCGGCAGGTAGAAGCTTTTCAAACTGCATGGCGGACGATGAAATGCCGTATGGCTTGCACAGGATGTAGTCGGTTGCCGCGCCGACTGGATCCAAGACAACGCCCTGGACGATGCTGCCGCCTTCCTTCGCCTTTGGGCTTGAAGTTGCATTCGGATCACAGATGCGCCTGGACTCTAGGCCCTGGATATGGCCGGATGCCAGACGCGACATGAACATGTCGCCATCGACTGTCCTTGATTCTTCGGCAAGCCTGATCATCTGCTTCAGGTTGTGCTTCTTCCGCACGTCACAGTTTTCCTTCAGGCTCCACCAGGCCATCAGTTCCTCAAAGCGGTCATCGAAAGCCTTGTCACCCGTGCGGCTCTGGAAGCTGAAGGTGCTGACATAATCCAAATGCTTGCGGATGCCCCATGCGGCGATGGTGAAGTTGCGCTGGATGTCTCGGGTTGTGGCGTTCAGCTTCTGGCGCTTGTATCGCGGCAGGATGCCATCTTCGCCATAGGTGGCTGTCTGGGGACTTCTGCGCCTTCCCGTGTCCTTCGTCGCATCGTAGCCGAAGCGCTTCAGGATGCTGTTTGCCGTGCGCTTGGCGATCCCTGGCTTGGCGCTCCCCATTAGAAGTTCCTCAGGTCGATGGTGGCGTTTGTCGGCCTGCTGCCGTTGGCCCTGGCCAGGCGGCCTTCCCACATGGTAATGGCGTCAGATACTTCCTTGACGCTCGCGTAGCTGATGGTCCTGCCCTCAAATGTGACGGACCCGGCCCCGCCCTTGGCGGTCAGCACCTTCACAAGGCGATCAATTATCGCTTGAATTTGTGTGGCAGATAGGGCCATGCCT